CAGAATACAGATAAGACCTGGGATTCTACTCTAGCAACTTATTGTGATATGATTACACAGGATGATTATGAAGCACCAGTATTCTTTAAAGAAAAGATTGTATGATTAGATTTAAATTATTCCTTATTGCACTATTAGGATCATTAGTATCCTGGTTATTCATTAAAACTATTCTAGTTGATATGAATGTACTACAGTTTCTAGCAATAGAATTTATCATAGGCTTCTCTCATTATATCTATAATGATATGAAGCTTAGACTTACAGAATAAATCCTTTATTATGGCAGAATTATTTAACGGTGCCCGGGCTCTGAAGCCTGTGAGTGAGAGAGACGCTCTTAGAAAAGCTCTTCTGAAAATGAAAGCTAGAAGATCAGGTGAACTAAAGTCACTCAAAAGTTCATGGCCCAAATTTAATGATGCCTTCTGTGACGGATTGGAATGGAGAACTATCACCGTAGTTGGTGCTAGACCTGGTACTGGGAAGACTTTATTTATGGAGCAGTTAATCTCTGATATTATTGAGGAGAATAAGGACCATAAGTTTAGAGTTCTTAAGTTCCAGTTTGAAATGCTTGATGAGACCAATGGTATCAGAAAGCTGAGTCTGAATACTGCTTCTGATTACAATACATTAATGAGTAAGGGTGAACCTGTGGATAAGGATTTATTTGCAAGATGTGTCCAGTACTATGAGCAAACTGCCGAGACTGATGTCATAGATGTTGTATATGATCCGTGTACTGTGGATGAAATGTGTGCAACCATACATTATTATATGGAAGCTCATAAAGATGAAGCAGGTAACTACACAAACACTCTGGTTACTATTGACCACTCAGCTCTACTTAAAGTGGGAAAAGGTCAGAAGGATAAGTTTGAAACATTATATGCTCTAGGGGAAGCTCTAACATATATGAAGAAACATTATCCTGTGGCATTTCTTGTTCTAAGTCAGTTGAACCGGAATATTGATAACCCAGAGAGATCTAAAGATGGTGACTATGGTAATTATGTATTAGATTCTGATTTATTTGGAGCAGATGCTCTATTACAACATGCTGATGTAGTACTTGGTATTAATAAACCCTCTATCAGAAAGATTAGGTTCTATGGTCCTGAAAGGTTTATAGTGAATGATGAAGATCTTCTTGCATTTCACTTCTTAAAATCCAGGAATGGAACAACTAGGTTAAGCTTCTTTAAGCTAGATAGAGATAACATGAGGATAGTTGAAATAGAAACACCTCCACAAGCAACAAAAATTAAATTATAATTATGACTAGAAAAGAAAGAGAAAGAGAATTCTTTGCTTATCACATGGATAAGTTTAGAAAAGCTCAGATAACTGACCCATTCTTTGTCTTAAAGACTGCCTTTTTTCAGAAAGGTAAGTTTGGCAAGCAGGTTCAGTTATTTGAAAGTGAACTTAAAAGAGGTGAAGATATCTTTATTGAATTCATTGATGTGAAAAGAGATGAGTATGGTAAAGAAACAGGTGTAGAATCTGCATTTGATGAGAGACCCTTATTTAAGTACAAACACAACCCTTATTTTGCTGAAGAATATGATGTAAAAGAAGGTACTAACTCAATGGGTGAGAACTATTTTGCTTATACAATTCCTTTGTCTGAGTTAATGGTGATCATGCCAGATGGTTCTGAGATTACTTATAATCTCTATGAAAAGAGAAAAGCTGAAGCTCCTAAAGAGCAAGTAAGTTTATCAGTGTTTCCAGATTTTGAGAATGAGTTCATTCCTAAACTTAAAGAAACTAAAGGAGAGTTATCTCTTGATGAATCTACATCTGATATACTTCTTAGAATAGCAGCAGATTTTCAGAAACTAGCACAAAAATTAAACTAACATGAGTATAGTACTTCCAACTAAAAAAGTTAAGGCTGAAAGAGTTAATCCAAAAAGATTAATTATTTATTCTAAGCCAAAAACTGGTAAGACCACTGCATTTGCAGGTCTTGAAAACAATTTAATTCTTGATTTAGAAAATGGTGCTGATTATGTAGAAGCACTAAAGATTAAAATTACTTCTCTTCAGGATTTACTTGATGCTGGAAAAGCAATTAAAGCTGCAGGTAACCCATATAAGTATGTTACAATTGATACCGTAACTGCTTTAGAAGATATGGTAGGCCCACTTGCTATCAAGCTTTATAAGCAAACAAGTATGGGTAAAAACTATGACGGAGATAACATTTTGTCTTTAGCAAATGGTGCAGGCTATTTATATTTAAGACAAGCTTTCTTTCAAGTTTTAGATTTTATTGATACTTTAGCTCCCCACATTATTCTGTCTGGTCATATTAAAGACAAGCAAGTAGATGATAAAGGTGAGATGGTATTAGCTGCAAACATTGATTTGACGGGTAAAATCAAATCTTTAATCTGTGCAAATGCTGATGCAATTGGCTATATGTACAGAAAAGGAAACAAAACTATTTTATCATTTAAAACTAATGAGGAGGTAACTTGCGGTGCAAGACCTGAACATTTAAGAAATGAAGAAATAGTAGTAACAGAAATGAATAACCAAGGTGACCTAGAGTTTCATTGGGACAAAGTTTTTATTTAACAATTTAATTTTAAGAAAAATGGCATTAAGCACAACTGATTTGGGCACAGGAGGCTCAGGACTACCAAAAACAATTACCCCAGGTAATCATGTATTGAAAATTAACAGCATTGAACTTGAGGAATTCAAGTTTATTCCCGGAGCATATCATTTGATGATGCATGTAGAAACAGAACCTATTGAAGGTTTTGAAGGCTTCATGATTGACAAAGAAGATGAGAGCAAAGGAAGATATGCTGGTCAGATTGGTAGAGTAAAAGCAAGTCAATATGCATTTGCAGATGGTGAAACTAAATCTGGTATCAAAATCCAGAGAGATAGATCTATCTTAATCTTCTTAAGAACTTTAGCTCATACTATGGATCTTGATTCATGGTTCCTTGAACAAGATGGTCAACATGAAACAATTGAAGACTTTGTTAAAGCATTCAATGCAACTGCAGATTTCAAAGGTAAGTATCTTGAGTTCTGTATTGCTGGTAAAGAATATGAAGGCAAATCTGGTTACACAAACTATGACATGTGGCTTCCAAAAGCTGAAGGTAAAAAATATTCTTTCGGTGAAATTGAAGCTGGAGCAGTTATTAAGTTTGATGAAGCTAAGCATGTTAAGAAGTTAGAAGTTAAAGATGTATCTTCATTTGGAGAAGATGAAGATGTATTCTTAAAACCTAAGACATCTTCTGACTTTAGTTTAGATTAATACTTACTCTCTTTAAGGGGGGAGTTTTAGTATTATTAACTTTTAAACAAAAGCGGATTTAGACTGAAATCAGGGCCTCCCCCCTTATATTTTATTAGTTATGATTTCAACCAGGAATTTAATATCTGATTTAGAGGAAGTCCCATCACAATGGGTATTTGAGTATTATTTGAATTTAAAAGAAAAACTTACTGGTCAAAATATTAAAATGCTTTCTGCATTTAATGTTAAAGACAAAGTGCCAAGCATGTTTGTCTATCAAACAAATGGTAAGTATAAATTCAAAGATTTTTCTTCAGGTTTTCAAGGTGACCACATTGAACTTGTTAGGTATTTATTTAACTATAGTGCCAGATTTCAGGCAGTTAATCGGATAATTACCGATTATCAGGAGTATATTAAACATAATACACCTGCACAAAGAGATCCTATACAGTTTCATGATAAGTTCAAAGTTGTAGATTTTGAGATGAGACACTGGAATACACTTGACCAAAAGTATTGGACACAATTTAAAATTGGTTCTAGTATCTTAAGTTATTATAATGTAGTTCCATTAGAGTTTTTTACAATGTCTAAGACTGAACCAGATGGTTCTATCACAAGCTATAAATTTTCTAGGCCCTATGTTTATGGTTATTTCCGTAATGATGGTGAGCTCTATAAGATTTATATGCCAAAGATTCCTGAGAAAAAGTTTATTAAGATCCAGAACTATACTCAAGGTATGGATCAACTGCAGTATGATTCTAAGTATCTACTGATTGTATCTTCTCTTAAAGATCTCATGAGCTTTAGAAGACTTGGTATTGGTAATATAGAATGCATTGCTCCAGACAGTGAGAATACAATGATTGGAGAATCTGTTATAGGTAAGCTTCAGGAGAAATATTCTAAGATACTTGTATTGTTTGATAATGATGAGCCCGGTCTCAAGGCTGCTCAGAGGTATCAAGACAAGTATGGTATTAACTTTATTACTCTTGACATGTCTAAAGATTTATCAGATTCTGTTAAAGATCATGGTATTGAAGCTGTTAGAGATAGATTATTAACTTTACTAAAACAAGCATTATGAGCTGGATATATGAAGGTAAAGAATTTAGTGAACTATCAATTCCAGAAGGAGGAATAGGTTTCATCTACATTATGACTGCTATTATAAATGGTAAGTCTGTTGCATATATTGGTAAGAAGAATTTCTTTGCTAGTATTAAAAGACCACTGGGTAAAAAAGCTTTGGCTATGTCTACTGATAAGAGGTTAAAGAAATATGTCCGGGAACTTAGACCTGACTTTATGAACTATTACAGTAGTAATAAAACTCTTAAAGATGCTCACAAAGCAGGAGTTCCTATAAAGAGAGAGATCTTAAGGATCTGTTATTCTCAAATGGAATTAACTTATCAAGAAACAAAGTTCCAGTTTAAGTATGAAGTACTTGAAAAAGAAGAATTTTTAAATGCCAATATTCTTGGCAGGTTTTACAAAACTAAATAATTATGACACTGAGTAAAACTGAATTAAACAATCTGATTTCTATGTTTAATTCTGTTGATGCAGAGAACCATGTTATTGCTTTCCAGGCAATAGAGAATAGTGGTTTGACTTCACCAGAATTAATTGTATTATATAAGTATTCTAAAAAAGATTCTACAACTTGGAGTAAACAAGCACCGAAATCTTATAAGTTACTTATGCCAATTCTATCTGAACAGATAGGTTCTTTATCTAGCGCAAGAGTACTAGGATTATTAACTACACACAAGGCTGATAAGCTTTTGGTTGAGCTATTTATAGAAAACTTTGTTAGAGACCTGACAAACATGTTAGGTAATATAGGTTATGACATGAATCAAATAAGCATTGATGTGAAAATTAAAGATGATGGACAAAGCACGTAGTCTTAGTAAAATCAGTAAAGAACTAATGCTAAAAGAACCTTATTACGGGTTCTTTCTCATTATGTTGAATAAAGTATGGAGAAAAGATATCCCTACTGCAGGTGTAAGTAAGCACAACATCAACTATCAGTTAGCTATCAATGAAAATTTCTGGAACAGATTAACTGAGTTACATAGAATGGGTCTTTTGAAACATGAACTACTTCATATTGCATTTGGTCACCTTACTATGTATTTTAAGTTTTCTGATAAGAAGAGAGCTAATGTTGCAATGGATATGGAGATCAATCAATATATCCAACAAGGCTGGCTTCCCGGTGATGATATGACTGGTGAAGAGTATAAGGCATTAGTTGAGGCTACTAAAGCTAGAATAACTCAAGCATTAGAAGATGAGACTATGACTAAAGAAGAAGCTCTTGCTGAATTTGATGCATTACCTGCTAGAGGTGTTATGTTTGCAGATTATGCTGATCAAGGTTGGGATGCTAAAGCTGGTTGTAGATATTACTATGAAAAGCTTACTGAAGCTCAAGACAAGAAAGATAAGGATGGTACTACCGGTAGTCAAGCTCTAGATGATCTCCTTGATAATATGGAAAATGGAGATATTCCAGACCATAGTACATGGGAAGAATTTGAAGGCATGTCTGATGCTGAGAAAAAACTCATTGATAAACAAGTACAGAAGATTCTAAAAGATGCTAAGGAACAAACAGTTAAGAAACGTGGTACTGTTCCTGGAGAGATAGAAGCTCTTATTGTTATGGATGAGATTACCAAAGCCAAGTTTGATTGGAGAGGATATCTCAGAAGATTCACTGGTACAAGCACTAAAATCTTTACTAAAAAGATTAGAAGAAAAGAGAACCGTAGATATGAAGATAATCCTGGTCTTAAGATCAAGATGAGACAGCATATGCTATTGGCTATTGATACTTCTGGATCTGTTAGTGATTCAGAACTTCTAGAATTTATGAATGAGATTCATCACATTTATAAAGCAGGAGTTGATATTACTATAGTACAGTGTGATACAAGTATCCGGTCTATTGAGCCCTATAAAGGCAAGAATGATCTCAAAGTACATGGAAGAGGTGGGACTGAATTTGATCCCGTCCTAGATTATTACAATGCAAACCTTAAGAAATATACAAGCCTGGTGTACTTTACTGATGGAGAATGCTATACACGTGTAAAACCAAGAAGCAGAGTGCTTTGGGTTTTGTCAGAAAGATCAGAAATGAATAAAGATTTACCAGGTCAAGTTATCAAATTAGAATTATAAAAACATTATGAATACAGTACAATTAAACGTAGAAGAGTTAAAGGGTTTTATCCGCCACATGGTTAAGAATAACCAGCATATTCAAGCTCAAGGAAAAGTTCCTGTGGCTATCAACATTGAAGGAAACGCGGGCTTGGGGAAAACCTCTGCTGTTTTGCAGTTGGGTAAAGAACTTGGTATGGATGTAGTAAAACTCAATCTTTCTCAGATTGAGGAGTTAGGTGACCTTGTTGGTTTTCCTGTTAAAGAATTCTTAGTAAAGAACCAAGAAGGTAAACAAAGATGGATTACTGAAGCTCAAGTAAACGGTGCCCTTAAAGCAGGTTATACTGTAGTAGATAAGAGAATGTCTCATGCTGCTCCAGAATGGATCCAAGGTAAAGATGAAGGTGGTTTTCTAATCTTAGATGACTATACCAGAGCTGATCACAGATTTATGCAAGCTACTATGGAGATCTTGGACCGCCAAGAATATGTATCATGGAAGCTTCCAAAGAACTGGCATGTTATCTTAACTACTAACCCAGATAATGGTGACTATAATGTTACTTCTCTTGACGTAGCTCAGAAGACCAGATTTATCTCTGTTGAGATGAAATATGATGTTCAAGTATGGGCTAAATGGGCTGAGAAAGCTGCAATTGATGGTAGATGTATCAACTTTATGTTAATGCACCCAGAACTTGTAACTCAAAGAGTTAATCCAAGATCTATTACTACTTTCTTTAATGGTATTAGTTCTATTCCAAAGTTTGAAGATGAGTTACCTCTTGTTCAGATGATTGGTGAGGGTTCTGTTGGTACAGATTTCTCTAGCATGTTTACTATGTTTATTAACAATAAGCTTGACAAGATGATTTCCCCGGAAGATTTGCTTACTAAAGATGAAGCATATGTAAAAGGTGCTTTGTTAGCTTCAGTAGGTGAAGGAGATGATTTCCGTGCAGACTTATCTAGTGTAATTGCAACGCGTGTAATTAACTATGCACTTACTATTGCTGAAAACGGCCCTGTTCCTAAAGCTATTATTGACAGACTTGCTAAAGTCACTACTGAATTTGAAGGCTTTACAAATGACTTGAGATATTATATGGTCAAGGAGATTGTAAATGGTAACAAAGTCAAGTTCTCTGCTCTAATGGCAGATACTGCTGTAGTTAAGATGGCAATTCAATAATTAACCAGGGGGTGTAAAAGCCCCCTATATTTTATTTTTATGAGACATATTTTAATGTGTGATGCCTATAATACTAATCTTGAACTGCAGATTAAGTATGGCACACCTGATAATAAAGAAATCTATACTGTTGATAAGGGTTATACTCCTAAACAAGGAGATTGTATATTTCTAATGCCGGGTGTAAATATTCCCAGAATAAAACTTAAAGACTTGGCATTAAATCTTGGAGTAAAAATAGTAAGAGACCCGGAGAATGCAAACATTGTTATTTCAGGTAAATCAACTTTAACTAAAATAACTACAGCCCAATGGGCTCATACTTGTGATGAAGAGACTTTTACTAAATATATTGAAACTCTTGATTTAGATGAGTACTATCAAGATAAGTATGAAACTGCTATAAATACATTAAAACCGGAATTGATTTATACTGGCTATGGTACAATGCATAGAATAAAAAATGAAGGTTTTAATATTGGGGAAGGGTGCTCTGAAATAATTTATCATATTTGTGATGAGTATAAAAATATGATTGACACAATTCAGTCTCTGCCTATTTATGATGAGTCAGAGTTACTTGCCATGATTAATGGTGAGGATGCTGTTACCATTACTCCTGAAGTATATCAGCAACTGGTCAAAATGTTTCAGAGTTCAGACCAGGATAATCACATTATGGCTATGGAGATTATGGCAAATTCTAAGTATGTAGAAAGTGCTTTATTCTTGTTGCTTTTACTTGAAGAGTACTGGCAGGAAATTGGTGGTTGTCATACCAGGAATCATGTGAACTTTAAATCCATGGTAAGTTATTTTCAGATGGAAGTTAAGAATATTAGTTCACTCAGTCCAGACAGGATTGGTCTAATACTCAAAGACTATGGCTTACTTACTACAGAATGGTTTCATACCTTACTTCAAGAGAGAGCTGAATGGTTTGTGAGAAACATTAACATAAGTAAATTGTTTAATGTTAAAGAACTTGTTCCTACTCCAGAAATAGAAATGGTTCTTGATAAACCATATGTGGGCTTGGTAGAATATAAAGCTGATTCTAAAGAAATTGCTTCAGTAAGCTATAACATAATTCTTCCAGAAAGAGAAATTGAATCTGAAGAAGAAGAAAGGATTCCTGATACGCTGGTTGTTACAGAAGAATTGTCAGTAGAAGAAATAGTTGATAGGTTTGGTGAAGTTTTAACTGAAGAACAGCAAGAACTTCTTGAACAACATGCTGCACAATTTCCTGTAACTGAAGAAGAAGCAGTTGAACCAGAACCTGTATCAAATAACCATCAAATAACACAAACTAATGAGTCTACCGACATTGACTGGTTCTGATGAACTAGAATTATTTTACAAGAAACCATTTTGGTTTAGCTACAGTAGCATAAATAAGTTATTGTTCTCACCAAGAATGTTTTACAGTCATTATGTGCTCAACCAAAGAGAAGACAGTACGGACGCGCACCTGGTAGCAGGGCGTGTCCTACACTGCCTTTTATTTGAGCCTGAGCAATATGATAAGCACTTTATCAGTATGCCTGGTAAATTTCCTACAGATAGCCAAAGAAAAATTATTGATACTATTTTCAAATACCATTGCACAATTGGAAATGATACACTATCTTTGGACTTCTACTCTCAAGAAATTCTCACAGAATTACTCACAGCAAATCTATACCAGTCTCTTAAAACAGATGCACAAAGATTAGATAAAGTTCTCACAGAAGAAAACAAGTCATATTTTAATTTTCTAAAAGAAAGTCTTGATAAGACAGTAGTTGATGCTATTACTCTATTAAATTGTAGAGAATCTGTTATTGAACTAAAGTCTAATCAAGCAGTAAGAGCCCTTTTACAATTGGATAAAACTCCACAAGATGTACACATTAAAACATTTAGTGAGTACATGATTAGTATTAATCAGGAGCATTTACCATTTGGTTATAAGGGTATCTTAGATAATGTTGTGATGGATTATGAATCCAAGACATTATTTATTAATGACTTAAAAACAACAGGTAAAGATATTGCATCCTTCCCGGAGTCTGTAAGTTATTATAAATATTGGATTCAGGCTGCTATCTATCACAAGCTTGCCTGGACTAATTTTATTAAAGGATTAGATGATGCAGCTGACTGGAACATAGTAATTACATTTATTGTAATTGATAAGTACAATCAAGTGTATCCTTACCAGGTGAGTAAAGAAACTTTAGAAATATGGTTAGCTGACTTTGAAGACATAGAAGATAGAATTAAATATCATTATGTGAACAAAGAGTACAAACTACCATATGAACTAGCTCTAGGTAATGTAACACTTTAATTATGGTAATTAATTCAATTTATAGGAAATACTTTCAAAAGTCCAAGATCTTTTTGTATCCGCTCTTGGAAATTAAAAGGGGTGTAAGTGTAGTACCGGAAGATACTTATGTTGCATGGGAAGACCGTTACACTCCTGAGGATATGAAGCTTATATGTGTTTACAAACATAGAGCTGATAAAGAATATCAAGACTTTGAACAGAAGATCTTGATGAGACACAATAGATTATTTGAATATATTAAAGCTGATAAGGACACAAGCATTTTTGTTTTTGATTTTTCTGATAAGAGTGATGATTGGCAACATTTCTTAGAGGGTAGATATAGTCAACTATCTAGTGAAACTAGAGAAAAAGTTACAAACTTTTTTGAAAAGTATAGTGGTAATTATATCTATATCTACAGTTATCTTAATCCTAACCTTTGGTTTGAGAGATATGCTGAACTCTTAGATGTTGATAAAAGTGAATTAGAAAAAGTAGGAGAACTATGTAGTAAACCAGATTTAGATAAAGAAAAACTAGTTTTTGTTGTCGCAAATTTGGAAAACATAGAAATTCTAGATTAATTTGTATAAAAATAACCAACATGGAAAAAAATATGATGCTTGTTGCCTCAGAATGGAATGGCAAACCAAGTTTTAGAGCAATGCCAGTGACGGCAGATTGTCCTTATGTAGAATGTATCTTTGACCCAGAAAGCAAAGTATTTGTAGTAATTTCTAAAACCAAAAGAAATACTTTACAAATGCTTCCTAAGCTTGATGAGTATGGTCAAGCTATTACAGGTACTAAGGGTATGAAACAAGAGAGACATAAACTTGAAGTATTTCAAGAGTACTATATCTCTGATGTTGAATCAATTAAAACTTTTGTAAATCTTTTTGCAGTTAATGCAGATTTTGATTATCTTAGCTTTGTAAATGCATAAGCATTTGTTTTAGAGTGTAACAGCAAAGGAAGGTAGCAAGAGCTGCCTTTTTTTGTGGATAAAAGGGGGGACAGCTTAACTGAACATACATATTATGGTAACTTATAAAATAAGTAAGAGCTATTATAATCCTGACTGGAATAGACAGCATTGTAACAGTAGGCACAGATGTTGGAGTGGGAAAGTTAGAACTGTAAAAGTCTTTACAAATCTTAATTGTAAATGCTGTAAAGGTGGTCACAAAGAAACATTTTATATGTGTGATGATCATATAGTAGATCTACCAAAGTATTTACCAAAGACTACTGGCATAGAACTTAGGTGGGATGATATTAATGATCCGGTAACTAATCTATTTGTAAAATGAGGACCCACTACGTGATGGATTATGAGACTCTCAGCAACTGTTTTGTTGCAGTCTTTGAAGCAGTAAATTCTGAAGAGCAAAGAATCTTTGTAATACATGAAAGCCAGAATGATCTACAAGAACTTCTAAAATTTTTAGATACTAATATTGAACAAGATGAATGGCATGTAAGTTTCAACGGTCTTGGATTTGATAGTCAGATTACTGAACATATCCTTAGAAATGCTAGTATGCTGGCTTTTATGGATGGTGAAGAGATTGCTGAATTTATCTACAGCAAAGCACAGGATGTAATTGATAGACAGAACCGTCAAGAGTTTCTAGAGTTTAGTCCAAGAGATCTGCAGATTAACCAGGTAGATGTATTTAAACTAAATCACTGGGATAATGCAGCTAAGAGAAGTTCACTCAAATGGATTCAGTATACAATGGATTGGCCTAACATTATTGATATGCCTATTCATCACACTGAGACTATTACAGCTGAACAGATTCCAGAGATTATCAGATACTGTATTAATGATGTGAAGTCTACCAAACAGATTATGAAGCTCAGTAAAGAGCAGATTAATCTTAGAAGAACTCTCACTGAAGAATATGGTATTAATTTATTTTCTGCATCTGAACCTAGGATTTCTAAGGAGTTGTTTCTACACTTCTTGAGTCAAAAGCTTGAAGTAAAGAAGTGGGATCTTAGGCAAGCTAGAACTCATAGGGCCCGGATTACAGTAAAGAATATCATTCTACCATATATCAGTTTTAAGACAGCTACATTCCAGAACTTACTTAAGAAGTTTGAGGAAGTAGTTATTTATCCTGGAGAAACCAAAGGCGGTTTTAAATACTCAGTGCAGTACAAGGGAGTAAAAACTGATTATGGTTTAGGAGGTATTCATGGTGCTAGGGCTACAAAGGTCTATGAGTCTAATGAGGATATGGTAATAATGACATCTGATGTTACTAGTTTCTATCCTAACTTGGCTATTAGAAACAAGTGGGCACCGGCACATTTGCCACAGGAAGAATTCTGTGATCTGTATGAGTGGTTCTTTGAAGAAAGAAAGAAGATTCCTAAGAAGGATCCAAAGAACTATGTGTACAAGATTATCTTGAACTCAACTTATGGTCTAAGTAATGATGAGAACAGTTTCTTGTATGATCCTGAGTTTACTATGAGGATTACTATTAATGGTCAACTCAGTCTGTCTATGCTATATGAGATGATCTGTGAAGAGATTCCCAATGCAGTTCCACTAATGCAAAATACAGATGGTCTTGAGACAATGATCCCAAGAGAGTATGTAGATAAGTATATGGAGATATGCAAAAGATGGGAAGATATAACACAGCTTCAATTAGAGCATGATACCTATAGTAAGATTATCCTAGGCGATGTAAATAATTACATTGCTATTACTGAAGATGGTAAGTCTAAATGCAAGGGCAGGTTTGAATATGATAACCTGGCTCTACATAAGAATAAGAGTTTTCTTATTATACCTAAAGCAATACATGCATATTTTGTAGATGGTATCCAGCCAGAAGATTATCTGGCACAGAATCAAAACATATTTGACTATTGTGGTGGTGTAAAGATAAAAGGTGATTGGAGCTTCTATCAACATGGAATTATGAATGGAGCACCTTTTATGTATCTCTTACAACATACTGTAAGATATTTTGTATCTAATTCCGGGTCAAAGATTATCAAGAGGAATAATACTGACGGGAGAGAAATCCAGGTTGAGGCCGGGAAATGGATGCAAACTATTATGATTGACTATACTGAGAAAGAGTTCTCTGAGTATGATATCAACTTTAAGTATTATCTAGATAATATTTATAAAGAGATCAGATCTCTAGAACCTGTTGTTACACAATTAAAATTATTTTAAAAATGCCAAAGAAAATTAAAGAGTGCACTAAAGCACAATTGATTGCTGTTGAATTACCAACTCATGGAGATAGCTACACTGTTATTAGCCATGAGTCTGTAATTAATTATGTATATACAGAGCTTGCAGCTGCAGGCTTTGGAGTTGTATCTGAAACATTCAGAGCAACTGCAGATGGACAAATTGCACATGGTGTTCATGTACTGCAATATCAATCTGATCCTGAGTTATCTATGATGTTTGCATGGACTAATAGCTACAACAAACAAGTAAGGTTTAAGTGTGGTGTTGGTGCATATGTGAACCACGCGGGGACCTTCATGGTACACGGTGACATGGGTAGCTGGGCCAGAAAACATACTGGTACTGCAGATGAAGAGACTGTTGAAACTATCAAAGGTCAAATCAAAGATGCACAAATGTATTATGATCAGTTAAAAGCTGATAAAGATGCAATGAAAGAAATCAAGATGAATAAGAGAAAACAAGCTCAGCTTCTTGGTATCTTGTTTGCAGAATATCAGATCTTAACTACTGAACAAGCAAGTATGGTTAGATCAGAAATGATTAAACCAACACATGTGTTTGAAGACTCAAGTAGTTTGTGGGCTTTCTATAATTATGTAACTACGGCACTACAGTCTTCACATCCTAAGACTTGGATGGAAGATCAACGTGTCTTACATTATTTTATTTCAAGTGTTAATAACTTTGCGCAACAGGTGCCTGCACCTCAAGTTACACCACAAGTTGAAGCTGAGGTAGATCCATTAACTACAAATTATGGTCAACCAGAAAATCAACTCAATATTTTGACTGAAATTCAGAAAACTGAAGCTGAGGAGACTTCATTAGAATTAGAAGCTAAGGAACATTTAGATGTTAATAAGCAACATTTAGACATTGAAGCTTCTAATTTAGATGGACTAGTTAATGAATCTATAGAAGAAACAATAATGTATACTGATCCTGTTGGCAATACTTTTGAAGTTCCTGTAGTACCACCATGTGCTGCACATGATCTTGAACCTGAAGATGAAGAAGTTGAAGAATTTCAGATTGATGAAAATCAAGAATGGACAGGAGAAAAGGCCCATAGTGCTTCTTTAGAACCTACTCCAGAAGATCATATGCAATTTGAAAAAGAACAATTAGAAACTGAAGATGATTTTGTATTTGATTTCTCAGATGATGAGGATGATGACGCAGCATTCTTCTAAGATCCTATAAAAGGGTAAACAATAATACACAAAAGAGAGGGGGTGGTTTTTTATTCACCCCCTTTTTTTTAACTTTGTTTATGGCAACTCTACAAGAACAAATAGAAGAATTAAAAGCAAAGCTGTCTGGTGACATGTTCCAGGACTTAGAGCTTATGCAACAGATTTATGAACTTAAAAAACAATTAAATCCTGAGATTGAAACTAACCCAGAGTTAGATGATGATGAGGGATGTTTATACTGCGGAAGTTAATATGAAAGAACAATTAAAAGCTGTGGAGACATTCCACAATGCATTTGGACAAGAGAATGGTAAATATCCTAGACCATTAGATGAGCATGAGTTTAATCTCAGACACTCTCTTATGAAAGAAGAGAATGATGAGTATCTAGAAGCATGTTATAAGAATTCACTAGTAGAGATAGCTGATGCACTTGGTGATCAGTTGTATATTCTATGTGGTACAATTCTTAAGCATGGCATGCAACATATTATAGAAGATGTATTTGATGAAATACAAGCAAGTAATATGAGTAAACTAGGAGAAGATGGTAAACCAATTCTCCGTGAAGATGGTAAAATTTTGAAAGGAAATTCATATTTCCGACCTAATTTAGAGCCAATAGTAAATAAAGAACAAGAAAAGTAGTTAATTGGGAGAAGAATTTCTTTTTTTCTCCCAATATAATTTTCTTGCTAAAGACATTTTTTGTTTAGCTATTTCAGAATGATTTTTACCTTCAAAAGATGGAGGATTTGTAAATAATTCTGGGTTTTGTTTTCTAGTTATTTGATTAGAAAGTTTATTTTTATTTTTAGATTCTTCTGACCAGGTATTACCATAGTTCCAATGTTTTGAGCCAGATCTATTTTTAGACATAATAAGTTTATGTTCTTCAGTAAATTTAGGTTTACCTTTATTAGAGTTACTAATTTTTTTCTTAGTTTCCTCAGATACTATAGCTCCTTTTCTAGGGTGTATATCATATCTAATTGCTTTAGAAATACATTTATTTAACCAAATATCAGAAGATTTTAAAACTCTGAGTCTTCTCAAAACAGTTTCCTCCCAGGCAATTGCCTCTTGTTTTGTAGTAAAAACTTTTCTTACTTCAAATAAAAATGCCTCTTTGCCGTATTGATTAATAAGGTTTTTAATAACTTTACTTGAAGTAAAATATTTAACCCACAAATCTTCAGATGGTGGAACTTTATTTCCCCATCTTACACCATAATAGAACTTATTATTTATGGTACATTTAATTAAGTAAGTATAACACATGATACAAATATATGAAAAATTCTTATAAAATTTTAAAAGGACCTGGTTATTTTAGACCAGATCTTAGTAAATTTATAGAAATCAAGTAGTTATGTTTAACATTAATCCAAACCAAAGCAAAAGATTCTTTGTAGTAGATGACTTCTATGAAGATCCTATGGCTGTAAGACAGCATGCATTATCTCAAGTATACTTTCCAGGGGAAGGAGCTGTAGGTGAAAGGACCCGTCAGCAATTTTTATTTGAAGGTCTTAAGGAAAGATTTGAAGAAATCATGCAGATCAAGATTGCAGACCACACTGATGATGGTTTTGGTTGGTATGATGTAGGCATTAATGGTAGATATCAGTCCTGTATAGCAGGAGTACCACAAGTATTCCATTGTGATGCTCAACAATGGGCTGCTGTTATATTTCTAACACCGGATGCACCACCTCAGTCAGGAACTAGTTTCTATAGAAACAAAAGTTCTAAAGTATTTCATAACTCACAAATTGATTGGTCAGTAGGAGAAAACGGTAATGCCTTTTCTAAAGAAACATTTCTAGATCCAACTCCATTTGAAAGACAAGACACTGTAGGTAATGTGTTTAATAGGTTGGTCATTTTTGATGGTGGTTTAATCCACTCAGGTAATGATTATTTTGGTTACAACAGAGAGACAGGAAGACTGTTTCAAATATTCTTTTTTAACGAATGCAATTCTTAAATTCTCACCCAATTAAAAAGTCAGATCTTGGCTTTCATGGTAATCTCTTTGGAGGCAAACTTCTAGCATGGATTGATGCAGCTGCTGCTGGATTTGCTATGCAATTATGTGATACTCCAAGAATGGTTACTGTAAGTATTGATAAATGTAACTTTGAAAAACCTGCAAGGGAAAGTCAGTTACTTAAAATATATGGTAAACCTAGTAAGGTAGGCAATACATCAGTTACTCTATACATGGAAGCTAGAGCTCATAATGTATATACCGGTGTCCAGACAATAGTATTAAAGACAAACATAACCTTTGTACACATTGATGAAGAAGGAAATCCTATTCCTATAGGGGAAAAAGGTAGAAGAAGAATCACAAATTTAATAGAAGATGAGTCCACAACTGTTCAAGAAATTAATGATTGATGCTTACTTAGCAGGTGCTGAAAGTATGATCTGTGGTTGTTTACCAATGCAGACTAAAGCAGAAGCTAGAGAATGGTTTGAAGAAAACCACCAACTATTTGAAGAATCAGATAAAAAAGAAGATGGAGACTCTTAAATGTTTTGAATGCAAAATAGAAAAGCCTCTTGAAAAGTTTGCTCCTAACAGAAGAAAGTATCAGATTAAATCTAACAAAGGCCGGTGTATTATATGCAAAAAGTGTGTATTACATAATGCAATTACTAAATTATATGTTGTTAGATATAATTTTGGTGAAAACAAATTTGAGATCATTAAGTTTAAAGATGCTAATGAAGCTGTAGAATTTATTAATAAAGAAGGAGGTGAGTATTGATACTCTATATGATTGAAAACAGACAAAACTTTTCATTTAAGATACTTAAACCAGAAGTTTTTCAGAGAGGTTGGGGTAATGGTTATGTTGCTGTGCCTCCAGCTCATCCAGCATACAAAATGGATTATGATACTCTAATCTATCCATTAGATGTACATGGAGGACTTACATATTCTACTTTTGGAGATGGTGTAGATGCACCAAAAGATTGGTGGGTTTTTGGTTTTGATACTTGCCACTATGGTGATAATTTAACCAACTGGCCAAAAGAAGCTGTAGAAGCTGAAACAAAAAGATTATTTTTTCAATTACTTGAAATAGAATTAGAGGGGCTTTAGAGCCCCTTTTTTTTCTAGAAGAATGTTGACTCAAAGCCTTTAATTGCTTGATCAGGACTCATTGTATATCCTGAAATACCCATAAGCTTTAAGAAATAAGCCCAAGATTTATTGTCTCCCTTCTGCCATACACCAGTTCTTCTTTGGTATACAGCTTTTTCAGGATCCCATGATTGTACAAAGAATTGATCTATGAACTTAATCATTCTATCTATAGGAAGTGTTGCTGCAGTTGGTGACTTAAAGTTTCGGTATAAGTCTCTAAATCCAAATACTGGCACATACTGAGATGTTTCACTCCTCATCCTGATTGCTTCATATAGTACAAAATTATATGCCCAGTTCTTTTTGAGCTCATCATCATCATCATCAATCATAGCTCTAAGTACCATTACTAGTGCTACAAGACCTATAATAAATGATGCCTCAGCCATTGTCCTTCTCACTTGTGCTTTTTCAAAGTCTGATAATTCTCCCCATTTTTTAATTAAGCTCAGTTTAAAGGTAGCAAGGTTCTTTAAATAGAGGTTCCAGAACGTCTTATAGTAACCCTCTGTTTGTGCTCCTAGTTCTTCATCAAAGCCTAAGTTCTTGAACCTTCTCTTATATGCTGGAATCAAATACTTTCTGTACATGAAAGCAAGTTTTCCTAAGTTGTACTTTTGTGCTACTGATTTATCAAAACTATTATAGATACCATGCAGTCTTTTATTTAGAGCATGTAATCTATTCATTACATTTTGTCTTTCCTGGTCTGTAAAGTCTGTCTTATTATATATTTCTTCAGTACCATATTTTTGATATGCATCTAATAGTGAAATTTCATCACCAGATTCATTATCTTTTACTTTAGTAGCATCAAGAAGAGCAAACAAGGAAGATACTTGAATTTCATGTTCACCAAAATGTTGGTTAAAGAACAGTGTATCAGTTCTAAATAGTTTATTAGCAATACTTGCTGTAACAAGTTTTCCATAATTATCCATATATTCTCCTTGTATTGGATCATATAGGTCAAATAGTTTACCACCTAGACTTTCAGAAGTAAACTTACCAAAGTCAGATAAGAAACCGGGTACAGACTTAGCATAGAATGATTTACCTTTTGTTAAATTCTTTATGTTAAAGAACTCAGAAGATGCTGCTTCAATTATAACTTGTATATTACCTTGTAAATTATTTGCAACACCCTTAAGTAAGTCACCTGCAAGCGTAGTTACAGCAGATACACCTAACAATGTATTAGTTAATTTAGATGCTGAGAGACCAAGTATGGTACCTCTATCTTCCATTTCTCCATAAACTATCATGTCTATGAAGTCATTTATCCTCTTTGCAGAGAATGACTCACCATTTTTATTTAGATATCTCTCTAACCCCATCTTTTTTGCTAGAGGATTTAATAGTGGTTCACCTTTAGAATTAGTTTCTGCTACCTCACGCTCACCTATGATCTTTCTATATAATACAATCTCTGAATGAATGTCATTGAGTGCTTTGAAGTTGTTTACCATACCACTAAACATGAGTACAGATCTCATTAAGTTTAAGCTTACATCTTCAGGTTTTATTGCCCATGTATAATATACAGGAATAAATTTCTCTTTTGTACCTTGTATAGAAGCCATATCACCAAACTGAGTGTCCCCCTCTGTAAACTGAAACTTCTCTTGGACTATTTTTTTAGTAGCTGTACCTGCATTTTCTAGGAGTCTCTCACCATTTGTTTTAAATACTGCTGGTAATAATAGTCCTGGTTTCTGTCCTTCTGGTAATCCTTCTTGTTTGTTTAAGTATGTATCTGTAAGCCATTTATGATACTTACCCTTAGCATTCTTTGGTTTACCACTCTCATCATAGAGTTCTAACCAAGCAGGGTTCAAGAACTTATTACTAGGTTCTGTTAGCTCACCCATATAAACAGTTTTATTTGATATGGGATCAACATACATTACACTAGCTTGCCACTGATCATACTCTTCTTGAGTTATGATTCTAGAATTAAGTTCTCTTTGCTTTGTATTGAGTATCTGCTGTATCTCAGTAGCACTCTTTGGTTGGTTGTTCTCTCTGAACCAATCTTGTCTTGCTTTTTGACGTTTCTTATAAGCCTCAACTTCATAACTAGTTGGTCTATCAGAAAGTTCAATTCTTTCCGGTAAGTTATTTCTTTCAGCAAAGTACTTAGACATATCATATTTTTGAACAAAAGATACTCTATCTTCATATATGATACCATCTTTATTTCTCATCACTCTACCATTAATATCTCTCTTTGGTACTCTGATAGTTTCATAAAGACCTTTGTTAAACTCAGCTGGATTATCTCTATTAGCACCTACTGACTTAGCATATTCTTCAAATACCTGAGCAGCTTCTTGTTCTAATTGCAAGCTTGCAATTCTTGCTCCATCCATCTCAGTCTTTATTGCTTTACCAAATATAGATAAGACAGGATCAATATTACTTACTAGTGCACCAGTTAAATATTCAAATGCACTCATATCTGAAGATATTTCACGTAAGTATTTTACAAGAGAATCTTTAGTTACATTGAATGCTTGAACTTTAGCTAATCTATCATTAAGTCTTTTAAGCTCATCTGTTTTTACTTTATCAGATATTCTAGTATTATTAGTTACTCTTTCAATATCTTTTTTAATCACATCAATTTCTTCAGCTAGATTTTCTCTTGCTTGGGACTTATACTCCATTAAGAAATCTGCCATTAGCGGAATTCCATACTGTGTAATCTGTTGTTTGATTTGTTCCTTTACACTAATTGCATAAGTAAGTTTTTCCTGAGGTGATTTAACTCCGTCTTTTTCCTGTTGTTCTGGGGATTTTGTACTTGAAAAATGTTCAAATATATCTTTCTTAGATATTTCATCAAGAAGATCATATCTATTAGCAAAGTCATAAAACTGTATAAGCTCATCAATAGCAGCTTTTCTGTTCTGTTGACCAATTGAGCTAGTAAATTCTCTGAATTTCTTTTCAGCTACTTTTGCTTTTTCAAATGCATCATCAACAAAGAGTACAATAGATTCTACACCCTTGACATCTTCAATCATTTTAGCCAATCTCTTGATCTCATTCTTAGTTCTCTCATAGTTTTTAACTTTCTTTCTCTGAAGAACAGCAAGTTTTGTTTGGAGATTGAGAATGACATCATTTACTAATTGTTCTATAGGAGTTGTTTTAACATCCTCTTTAGTTATTTTTTCACTCTCTTCAGCTTCAGGATAATAGTTGAGATCATCACGGTCACCAAAACCTTCTCTATACCATTCTTGTTCAGCAAGAACCTCATTGCCATTATGTTTAGCAACAAGGTCTTTCCATTCCTGACTATTTTTATTTATGCATTTCTTGATTGACATCTAGCAAGTGTATTTTCTGATTATTTCTTCAATTTTTTCAATCTGATCCATTGTTGTAGCACTATTGATATCTTCCATTAACTGGTAAATACTATAGCCATCTTCTGCCATTCTGAGATCAAGATCCATGAATATAATCATGTCATTGATATCTTTGATAGCTTGATCTTTTCTCTCTTTTGTAGCAGACATTACCACCTCAAAAACACTTTGAATTTTTCCTGTCTTAAGGTCCATGTTTCTAAGATACATAGTTTTTCCATCAGGGCTAACAAGATCATACAGATTGTTTTCATTAAGTATGTATCTTCTACCATTAGAAGTATTAAACTCTTTTGGATACTTGTTATTATTTTCTGCTAAGTAAGTGTTAAACTCTGTAACTTCCGGGTTTGATTCAGATGATATAGAACCTGTTACAGGGGCATCTGGAGCAACTTCCCTTATAGCAGTAACATCACTCACTGGTTGTACCTGGTAAACAAACCTTGATCTCTTACCCTGAATAAGAGATTGTGATAGAATTGATCTCTTTTTAAAATCAGCAGCATCTTTATAACCTTCAGCTTTAGCAAATTGATCTAAAGTTCTAGTAGTAACTAATCCTGTTGATTCATTAGTAATTGTTACTATGTCTGTCTTAGGATCTACTGTTGCCTCACCTAGATAAGTTAGTTTTACTGTATTCCCTTGTGGTGTAATGTAGTTACCATTTTCAAACCTAGAGGTACCACTGATAATGACTTTTGTTCCTTTGAGGATTCCTTCAATACTCTCTTGCATCATTGGAATGGATGGTAGAGTTGGTTCGGGTTTACTAGTAAGATCTTCAATAGGCTGTTCTACTTCTGTTTCTTCTATTTGTTCTACTTCTTCAACTTCGGTAGGAGCTGGGAGTTCTGTAGCAACAATAGTTTCTTCAGGGTCTACTGTATCTATAGCAGTAGATGTTTCAACTAGATCAGGATTACTGAATATAGTAGGTGATAACAAGAAGTTCTTGAAAAGATTTTTTTGTTTTGTTTCAGTTTCTAGTTTATCATATATTACATCCAGGTATGTTTTATTCCAGTAATTGACTTTAAATAGGTTGCCTGCATTTTCAGTAGCAATTCTAATTTTGTCTTGTGGTAGTACTTGTTCTAAACCAAATGATGTAATACCATGACCATGTTGATATACTGCAACAAGCGGTAACATGTTGAATATTCTACTGATCTTTAAGTTACCCTCTCCTCTTACCTTTTCAATTCTTAAATTACCAAGAGCTCTAATATTTGAAGCATATTGGTCTTTGCTAGCACCATCTAGTACATCTCTATCATTTAGAGTAATGAGGTAAGTATTATTTTTAGATGCTCTTCCTGATAATTGTTCTAATACAGGAAACTCATTTTTCAATCCGGGATATTCATCAATAATATCTAAAACCATTTTAGTAAATGAATACTCAGTATTCTTAGTAAGAGCTGTAGGATTAAATACATTCATCAGAGCAACTTGATTGAGTTCTAAGTCTTTTAGACCTTGTACTTGTAAGTACGCTCTTTCTAGTACATACTTGATATATTGTTCTTCTGTAGTAAATGGATCTTCAGTATTATTAAATGGTTTTAGACCATCTCTATTCTTATAAGATACACCTGATTCAGATGATACAAGATACACTTTGTCTGCAAAGTCTCTCTTAATATTATCTAGATTAATTGTGATACCTTCCGGGGTATACACAGCATCATCATTTAGAGATTTAGAATTAGTTACTTTTACTCCACGGTATGTTTTTGCATCTGTGATGATATTGCCTTTAGGATCTACAGAGTTTGTAAGATAGTTCTGGAATATGAATGTAACAATTGCATCTTTATATGAATCTACAAATTTTACAACACCATCAGTCCCAGGTCCAAATGTTTCTGCAATATTTCTATTAGCAATGATATCTTTGATAGCTTCATTAGTTATTGGATTATTAACTAAGTCCATCATTGGAGCTGCAATGTCTGTGATGATACTCTTGTCAAAGAGTGAACTTACAATACTCTCAGTAAGAACTCTGTCCTTAAATTCTTTGTCAAGTTTACTGTTCTCATCTAAAGCATCAATATCTACATCTCTTAAATAGATTTCTTGGAAATTTCTAAAAGTAGTAGTATCTGGTTTAGCTCTTCTTTTCAGTGCAGATAAACCCATTAATTGTTTTTGGATCTCATAGAAGTGCATAAACATTGCCATCTCAGCAATTACTTCTTGATTGCTAAGAGTATTTACATCTTTCTTACTTATGATGTCTTTCATCATTTTAGTACCAAAAGAACCATCAACTCTCTCTGCTTTGCTTGAAGCAAATGTTGCAGAGTTCATAAAGGTTTTATTTCTCAGATCCGGTGCAAAATAGATGTCAATTTGTTTTGGTCCTCTTGTTTGATATACACGCATAATTTCAAGAGGGTTGATGTTACCCTTTTGTATTTCAAGTGCAAGCTGTCTTTTGTTATAATTGGTTACAAGAGGTTTTGCTCTTTCTGGGTACTTTATAGATCTGAATTCAACATTAAATGTCTGATCAGGTCTCACTGAATCCATAATAGCTGCAAGATACTTTGATGTATATTTCTCAACTACATTTTTAGCTGATTGATATTTAGTGTATGATGGTTGCTTAGGTGCTACACCTAAAATAGAACCATAATCACTACCAAGCAGTCTCTGTTGTTCTGCATACTCACGGATCATTGGTTGTGATACAAAGTATACAGCATCTCTTACAGGTACACCAGCTTTAATTAAGTATAAGAATGTTGGAGCAATTTCATAATTACCCTGGATATAGAATATCCATTCATCCTTTTCAACATCCACCCAACCATTCATACCTTGTGAGTAAACATCAGAAATTCTATCTACTCCATCAGCACTATATACATCAGATAGTGAAATGTTATCTCCAACCTTATTGTGTGGCAGTAACAATCTCATTTGATACGTTTCAGGATTTTTTGTGTCCTTTACATATCTACCATTTACATATACTGTTGAGTCATAAGTTGTTGGTAATTTACCACCAGCTGCATCAAACAATGGACTCAGAGCATTCTCACTAGCGGCAATACCAAGTACTGCTTTACCAACTAGGTTTTCTTCATGCTTAGATAAGTTATACAATGGCTCTAGAGTAGTAGTAGGACTAATCATCTTTTTACTACCCTTCATATTTACTTCACCATTTTGTTTGGTAAACTTATCATAAGTACTTACATCATCCTGTAATTCATCAGCAAGATCCTTTAAGATATAAGTATCATTTGGTCTAATTAAGTTAGCATAGTTCTCAGGCATTTCAAGAATAGATCTGATACTATCAATAAACTCATTTTGTACTGCTTTCTTTTGCAACTGGATTGCTTTTTCTTTAGATCCTTTGATCTTAGAAACAGTTTCAAAGAATTTATCATTAGCAGTCTTACTTGTTACATAGTTACCCTCTTTATCAATATTAGGAAAGAATGTAGTAAGTTTATCAACGTCATAGTCACCACCAGATTTTGCAACAATTTCTGTTGGTAACATAATTAAGTTACCTGCGGCTGGATCTAAAAACTCATAGACTTCCATAAACTCCATAGAGTTGTGACCCTGTACAGGAATACGTACAGCAGCTAGAGTAACTTTTTTTCTATTGTCATCAGTGTTTAACCAGTCTTCATTCTTGAGCATCTCATTCAGTCTTTCTCTAGTCTGAATAGGCTTACCATCTGTGTCTTTTAGATTCAATAAGTTATTAAAGTCACCTTGTAGAGCGATAGCAACTTTCATAGCAGTAGTCTTACCACCAGTTGTTGAATAAAAAGGAAGGTTATTACTTCCCATAAATTGCTTTCTCTCAGCATCAGTAGGTTTCTTAAACTCTTGTACTCCTGTTAGAAGACCGTCACTGAGTGATCCAGCAACTTGTACTAGGGGTTCACCCTTCACATACTGTCTAACAAATCTTTTTTCTACAATAGATAGAATAGTCTTCTCAATAGTTTTTCTATCAATAAAGTATGATAGGTCACCATTCAGTGTTCCATCTTTGTTAGTCTTAAGTTGTCTAAGAAGATGGCTTGGATAGTCCTTGAGTTCAAGGTTATCCTGGATTAATTTTAAGAACTTATCAGGTTTTCCAATCAAGTTCTTACCATCCTTATTGTAACCAATCTCTTCTAAGAGCTCATACTTAAGTAATTCAGTGTAGAAGTCTACTGTACTCTCATATTTATTTACAATAGGTGCATTCTTTGGATCAATAAGTTGACCATGTTGGTATAATCCACTAAGTATAAGCTTTCTTAACTGAGTAGAGAATACAACCTCACCTTTGTACTTACTGTTTACAGAAGCAGCTTCTTTTAAGAATCCTGCATTAATTGAGTTTATAGTAAATTTAATATCTGTTTTTAGAACTCTTTGATCTTTATCTTCAAAGATTTGATCTGCTTTACCATCAGAGGTTACCGCACCAACTTTAGAACCGGATTCAAATGTAGCATAGTATACATTCTTTTCCATCATTTGTCTATGAAGGTTCTCAAGTTGACTTCCTTTAATCATACTAGGGATTAATGGCATGAGTGCAAACTTATGCATTGCAGTTACAGGAAGTACTGTCCCCTCAACAAAACCAAAATTTTGGAGTTTGTATACAGGAAACATTTCAATAATATCTGATGTTGTAATAGTATCTCCTTTTACAATCTTTTGATATAGATTCTCTTGAGCTTCAGACCATTTGTTCTGAAGTTTCTTTAGCATTCTATATGCATCAAAAGTAATATAACCCTGGCCGTCTGCTTCTTTAATTTCTTTCTTGGTATACTTCTCTACTTCCTTATCAACTCTTTCCTTTATGAGTTGTTCTTTATTTGGGATATTACGGTTCTTATATCTCTTTTCATAGTCAGCAGTAAGTCCTTTACGTATTTCATCTATATAAATACTCTCTCTTGTAATCTCCTGCATGATTGCAGTATTTACATAACCCTCATACGCAATAGTATTAATACCTAAACTCTTTGCATAAGAAGTTTCAGCAAGAATTTTAGTAAAGTTTTGAGCTGCAATATCAGTTCTGATTCTTGGACCATTTGAAATTAATCCAGAGATTCTCTTATGCAACTCTTGTTTAGCATGATTATACTGTGCAATATCTCCAAGGAATAGAATACTAGTTTCAACATTATGAATCCAGTAGTTATAGAAATATGCTTTAGTAAGTATTTGTTCTTTTTGTACTGTTGTTAGGTTCTCTAAATTTAACCTATCCATTAGAGCACTATCTATAAACTTACCACTATCTAGCTTTTTATAGAGCTCATTTGTTTTATTAGTAAAATAACCTTTGATCTGAGCCTTAATCTTTTTTGCTAGCTCTTCATCTGTTTTTAAGTACTCTGATAATTTAGTACCTGGATTAGTAACTTTTTCTAGGATTTCATTTTGAAGATCCTTAGTTAGTATTCCATCAAAGAAGTTAAATGATTCTCCAGAAGCTTTTCCATCTGCAGTTGGAGTATTATATCCAATGTATTTTTTTGCTTCAGGATCTGTCTTATAGATATTAATTCTCTTTACTTCAGCACTTAGATAAGGTAGTATTAGATTTTGTATGACATCATTTTCATTTGCAGTATTTGGTAACAAGTCATCAATATCAACATATAGATGTGAATCTTTTTTAGCAACAGCTCCTGTAACTATACCACCATTAACTCTCCATCCAAATGATGAAGATTTAGAACCTGGGCGCATGAGCTCAACTCTACCAGATTTTAAGAATGTATGGAACTCTTGTAATAGTTTACCTCTATAGTCTAGTGATGTTGTATTTGATCCTGTAGTTAATGCATCTTCTGATACAGTTTGTGTACCAGCAACAATTTCAACAGAGATTGATCTTCCTTGTCTTTGTTGTCCTTCAGGAAGGAACATAGATTTTAGTGCAAGAGATACTTCAGCAAATGGATTTATTTTAGGGTCCAAATGTCTTGTAGTCTTACCAAATTTGTACATGTCAGTTCTCATTTTAGATGTATTGATTCCATCTGCAATAACTGTCAATGTACTATCATTTACGTGCTCATTTACTCTATTCTTCTCTGGGTTTTGAACTGAGAATGTTGAAGATGCTGCACCAAATTTATTTTGTAGTTCAACAATTCTATCAATTTGAGTTTGTTTTGAACCTCTTGTAAATAAGAAACTATTTCTTAAACCTACTATACCCGGTTCAACACCTCTCTTTAATGTAGTAATTGGCTTAGAAATAAAATCATTTAAGAACCTTCTTGCTTCATTAGTCATTGATCCAGCAGCTTCTGCTTCATATAGATCTTTTACTGTCTTGAAGATATAGTCTATTCCAAATATTTCTTTATTTGTAGGACTAGATAGAGCAGTTTTAATTTTACCAATGTCATCAAGACTGAACCCAATAGCATTTAAGAATTCAAATTCTTTTCCTGATATAAAGTTACCAGCTTTATCACTGAATGCATTTACAACAGCCCCAAGCTTTAACACAGTTCTGTTGTTTTCATCTCTGCGTGTAAAGTAACTGTCTAATCTTGATGCAAAGTTGTTTTCAAACTTTCTGATTGTGTTACCAATATCTGTTGCAGCATTAGTTACTTCAACACCTGTAACATTATTACCATCCTTAAATACAGTTAACTGCATATAAGGAACTCTTGGTAAACTAAATACTGACCAGAAGGATGTTGTAATATCAAATGCTCTGCTTACATTTCCTGTATATCCTTCAGCACCAACAAGTTGTGGATTAGGCAATCTACTCTCTACTAGTTGTTGTAGTTCTGGATAAGTAGCAACAGCATTTACAATACTCTTGTACATCTCTTGTGGATCTTTTGTACTATTAGTGGCTCTTACTACAGCATTCCATACTTTCTTATAGTTTGCAAGTTTTCTATATCCAAGTTTATTATACTGATATACCGGTCTGCCACTATTATCTCTAGCTACTGCAAACAAACTCTTAAGAATATATACTACTTCTTTATCTGCAATGTCTAGTAGATTTACATCATATGTCTTATCAAATGTCTGTGCTTTAGTTGGATCTGTCTGAGCTTCATCAGTAGGATCATCTTCTTGCATCTTAACAGTGATCTTTTTAGTCATGATGTTAAATGCAGAATTCTTAGTAAAATACTTAATTGTATTTTCCCAGTTGTTAACCATTGATTGAAGAATTCTTAGATTGTCTAAGAGTTGTCCTTGATCATAATTAACTTCAAATGCATTTATAGTTCTATCTGGGAATAGTTCAATATTTGTATATGATCTTGATTCTTTATCTAATTTCTCTTGTGCTTTAGCATAAGCATCAAATTGAGCTTGAGCTTCTTCAATAGTATTTACTATAATTACTCCGGCACCTCTATCATTAGCTCCCTTAATTTTATTGTGATTAAAGTAGTCCCCTATAACTTCAACAACACCACCAAATAGTTCACCTTTAATTCTCTCACCACCTTTTGTGTTTAGATCTAAATTGTTAAAGTCTTCAACTTGACCTCTAAGGAAAACATATTTGTCATCACCCTTTGTAGTTCTAAGAATAGCAATTGCATTATCCTCAAGATCTTGAAGGGCTTCAAAAGAGTTAAAAGGTTTAGCTGGCTTTACTTCAAGTTTAGCTTGTATATCTTTAATCTGTTTTTCAAATCTTTGTTTAGCAAAGTTGAAGAACTTAGCTTTATTCTCTTCATTTGTAATAATAGATACACTAGCATCTAATGCACCCTTACTCTTAAATGTAGCATCTGTTACTTCAGCTAAGAGAGAATCAATTGATTCAATAGCAATTGCAGAATCATAGTCTGTTAGTGCATCTTCATCTTTATTACTTGACAACTGAATACCACGGTTGAGATCATCAAGTAAAACATTATCTATTAACGGTGAATAGTTATTGAGCAATGCCGGGTTCTTAGATGCAAAATATAAATTCTGGAAGAGCTCTCCAGCAACACCTTCTGTTGCAAGTTCTTCATTCCTAATTAAATCTGCTGTAGATGGATTAATCTTGAATAACTTCTTGAGGAAGTTCAATATTTTTCTAAATAGTGAATTTCTCTTTGGTTGTCCCTTAATTATTTTTGGATTAAGAGCATAAGATCTAAAATCTTCTGCTAGCATTTCTTCAACTTCTCTTGAAGATAATTTAGCATATTCAGGTTTTAGTTTTCTTACTTCATCATATAAAGCTTTCTTCTCTTCTTTTGTTAAGAACAACTGAGAGAAAACGTGCCATGCCTCATGGTATGCATCTACCATAGTGCCACCGGTAGTTGGATTAATTATGATAGCACCCATCTTACCATCAAGATCAAGGTTTTTATCTGTAATTAATCTTGCACCAGCTGCTACAAACTTAGCATATACATCAGAATTTACAATGTTAGCAGCTTGTATGAGTTTAATATATTGAGATAGTGGTGAACTACTCCACCAATTGATTGCTTTTTCTACTTGTGCAGCAGTAACTCCGTTTGGTAGTTTAGTAGATCTATCTAATTCAAAACTGTTAATTAGATCACTAATATCAGAAGCATCTTCAGGTTGTACAGTATTTTGAGGATTTGTAAGATTTACATCACCTATTGCAGCTTGCTCTTCAGTTACAGTATTTGAAAATGGCTTAACTTCTTCAAGATTTTCTCTTTGTACTTCTTTTGCTGCAGTTACAGTTTGAACTGGAATTGGTTCTCTACCAGGTTCATTAGCTTTGAAATCTGTTTCACCAAGAGAACCCATATCAAGAATACCACTCTTTTGAGATTCTACACGAGCCTTTACAACATCTTTATATAAGAAACCATTATCAATGACATCTTCAACTGTTAGATAATAAGTATCACCTACATTCACTCTAGCTGGTGAGCCATAAAATCTATGTGTTCCCTCTTGACCTTCTATAGTTACATTATAGTTATAAGTAGTTTCTCCGTTTGACTGTACTTCAGTTACACTACTAACTTTAGCTTTAATAGACTTTTCTGGAGCAAATAAGATTTCCTCCACCATCTTGTCCTTAAACTTACGTACCTCAGATCTATTATCTACTGGTTCTTCATTAGTACCTGCAACTTCAGCTACTATAGTATTAGGTGCAGCAAACTTGATATAAGAGTTGAATAATGGTAAACCACCTTTCTTACCTAAGAATATTTCTGCTCCCTGTTGTTTTAGGAAATCATGATAGCTCTTTTCTACAATTTCACCATTTACATAATCGGAGTATGTACCTTGTTTAATTAAGTCTCTGCTATAGTCAAACTTTGCAGGGAATCTATCTCCTTTTGCAGATGATTTACCATGCATTAAAACATAAACTATATCTTTAAGAGCTCCTTCTCTTGGAGAAGTTAAGTCAATTTGTTTAACAGGATTATTTTCTAAACTAATGCCCTTGGCACCCATCTCCTGTTTAGTAAACTTATAGTATTCAAATGTTAGAACTCCAGTATCTTTATCAAAATATACTTGATGTCTTCTTGTTTTATTAGGTACATCAACTATTTCTTCTGCATAAAACTGTGAATAGAGTTTGAACTTTTCATTTGCTGAAAGATCCTTTGAGGTTAATATCTGACCAATCTTATCAGCAAGTTCCTGCTGAACATCAGCTCTATCTAGAGCATATACTTGATCAATACCATCTCCAAGAGTAATGTAAGCTTCTCCTTTTCCAATACCATATGCTGGAGTATCTAGTATCCTAATACTATTTAGTATTTCAGTTGCAAGTTCTGCATAAAGAGAGTCTATCTGGTTTAACTTAATATTCTGCTTTATAGATTTATTTGCAACACCTCTACTTGCACCTGTAATAGTAAGTTTAAGCTTTTCACCTTTAATTAGTTTTTGTCTTAGATTAAAGAGTTGTTTAGCTTCTTCCTGTTGTTGTTCTCTTACTTCTTCAACTAGATCTTTAAATGACCTACCGGTTTGTTTTTCATAGTCAACTTTTGAAGTATAACCCATCTCTTTGTAACGGAGATTAGCTTCTTCAGCCGGAGTAATTATTTTTTCATAACCATACATGTTGGTTACTACATAACCATCCTTAGTTTCTCTTACATCTCTTAATGTTTGATAGACTAGTTTGCCAGTTTTTTTATCTGCTATATCTCCTACTTCATTAAAGTAAATTGGATTACCAGCTCTATCAGATACTACTAACAAGAATACTTCACTTGGGAGTGATACATTTCCTGTTCCTGTTCCTGCTTTGTTGATAGAATTCATTTTGGCCAATAGAGCACTGAGTTCATCAGTCATTTGATCTGCAGGTAATCTGTTTAAAGCAACCGGAACAAGAGTTATTTCTTGACCTTGATATACTGGGTTACCTAGTGTACTATCAAAATTATATGTTGCATTATAGATTCTAGAAATTGTATTGTAGATTCTAAGTTTATCCTTATCAATTATTTCTACAGTCTCTGCAGTTTTTGTTTTAGGATCAAGAGTTAAGAACTCAATACCTGTTGATGAGAATATAGTTCTACTCTTTAGAGCAATATCACCTATCTCAGTAGCTCTAGCCTCTGGAGTACTTTCAGTATCTGTTCCAGTTGGTGTATTTGCTGTATAGTTTGCTTTTGCTTTAAGCTGTTCCGGTGTCATTGGTGCAAGACCCAGATAATCTTCAATAGCATTTAAACCTGTCTCAGCATTTCTAAAAGCTCTTGTTATTTCTCTAAGTCTTTCAATGGGCATGTTCAACTTAAGATCACCACCTAGTTGTGCTTCCACACTACCTATAACATAAGGTACTTGTTGAATATACTGTAGTGCAACATCTTTACCTTGTGCTTTTTCAAAACCATTATACAAATAGTTGATATAAGCATCTACATTGAATACTTCTCCCTCAGGAGTAGTAAGCATTTTCTTATAGACAGCATCTAAAAGCTTAATAATATTATCACGACCAAGAGTACAAGTAATTGCCATTGATTAACAAATTGGGAAAGTAAATACATCAGTTTCTAAATCTTCAAGCTTAGCATCTTTAATTCTATCCTCAACATTATTAATTTCTTTTTTAATAACGTCTTGTGCTAGATCAGTGCTTTCTTTCAGAATAGTTTGTTGTTCTGGTGTTGCTTTTGCAACAGGTGCTTTAGGTTTAACTGCTGTACTCATTTCTGTTGAATCTTGTAACTGTTTGAAAGTAATAAAGATACTGCTATTTCTATTAACTTTTCCTATATTAACACCTTTATCTGTAATAGATTTTATAACTATAGGATCTCCTTTAAGTGCCCAGAAATGTCCTTCTTCATCAGATAATGTTTCAGTTACAATTCTATTAGCATATTGCTCTCTAGGAATTCCGTTTCTTATAATATACTCAATTTCTGCTTTGGGTAGTAGATCAATTGTAGTATTTGAATAACCCATTTGATTTAATTGTTGTCTGAGTTCTTTTTGTATATCAGTTGCTACCTTAATTCCTGTAGTTGCTTGCGGTGAGTCTTGAACACTTTCAGCAGTAGATTTTTGTTCTACTAGTACAGCATTACCCACAGCATCTTGTGGTGTTATTTCAAGCCCTTTTAGTAAATCAATTGTATTACTAGAAGTATCTCCACCAGCATAGTCAAGAGCTATTGGCATGATACCAAGCATTTTAGCTTTTAAGCCATGAGTATTGTTCAATAGAATTCTGTATAATGATAGTTGCTCAGTATGCTTTTGACGGTTACTCTTACCAAATTTATTAGATTCATATTTAACTCTTGAGTCTCCAGTATATGTCTCAGCAAATTGATTCCCTCTCATAGTTTTGATATCATAGATTCTTATGTCTCCATTTACATCAAAAGTTAATAAGTCTACAGTACCTGCAACACCAAGATCATCATTGTATAGTACAACATTATTAGCTAAAACTATTTCACCTTTATCATCAAGAGTTCTTTTAATTTCTTCTAGTCTAGTTCTAAGTTTTTCAATTTCTTCTACCGGTGCAAAGTTGTACTTGGAGATATCTTTTACTTTACCAGAGAAGAAGTCTCTAATAAAGTCATCAACCTTAGTACCAATGATTTGAGAAGAAGCCATTATAAGTTTTCTATTAACATCTTCAGGTTTATAACCTTGATCAGTTAATCTTTTTCTGTATTCTTCTATGCTCTCATTTGGTAGAATAGGATCTTTAATGTCTTCTTCTTTAGTATAGCTTGTTACACGCTGGTATTCTTTTCCAGTTTTAGTATTTACATACTTAGTACCATCCTCAGATAGTTTTATAAATGATGCATTTCTTAATACATCTCTTATAACAGATCTTACTGACTCCAGTTTTTCTTCTTGTGGTGTAAGTGGTCTACCAACTCTTTCACTTGTTAAAGCATTCTCAAGATCAGCAATATCAGCTAAAGAAAAAGTAGAAAGAATAGTTGTTTGTTCTTCTTGTTCAAATACCTCTTCAACAGTTTGAGTTCTTACTTCTGTAGGTACCGGACTTTTAATTTCTCCACTAGTTAATGGTTCTCTAATAGTTTCTTCTACAACTGGATCAAGAAGTTCACTTAGATATCTAATCTGATCTTGGTATTTTTGGAGAGCTCCTTCTAGTTCAAGCATTCTGTTTTGCTCTTGCTCTCTTACCTCATCAATAAATTCTACACTATCCATAGTATTATTGATGTCTCTTTCAAGTTTACTTACTTGTCTCTTTACATCAGCATAGTCATCAACTGTCATCTTACTTATTTCATCTGTTGCTTTTATAAGAGCTCCCAGTTCCTCTGTTGATAGTTCTCTAAACCCTGTTGTTTTTTTGAGCTTAGATAAAGCAGAGTTCTGTTTCTTCCAGATGTTTAAGTATTCTTTTATATATTCAAGAGATTTAGAAATAGCACCTCTCAGAATTTCAATTAATTTCTGAATAGTGTTCATCTTTTTCTCAATCTTTTGGATCTTATTTCTAATATCAGTTTTAGTAAACAGATCAAATTTTGGATCAGCTAATAAGTTTCTGTAGTAATCTGCTTGTTTTTTAAGATCTCTCTTTATAGCATTTAGTTGTTCTTGTTGCTGTTTTAGTTCACGAACTCTGTTCATGATATCATTTGCAATAGAAAACTCTCTTCTCAGTTGTTGCTTATACATACGTGATCTTTCCTTAATCTTACCAGATTGTTTTTTCTGATTAGCTTTAAGTAGTTGAGCAGTAGTTTTATCCAACTGTTCAATTTTATTAATTAAGTCTTCTACTTGTACACCAGTCAACTCAACTGTATTATCAAGTAGTTGTTGTAAGTAATCTAGTGTGTCAGATATTTCTGATTCTTCTTTTTCAATCAGTTTCTTTTTCTCATCAACAAGATCAATTCTTCTTTGTAGTGCTTGTTCTGCCAGTTGTCTACGTTTAGCAGTTTCAGCTGCAAGTCCTTCTACCTCTGAAGACACTTCATCTTCAATCTCTTCAGTATCTCTATCAAGAGCTTCTACATCATCAATATATCTTTTTAGATAAGAAATATTAATTTCATCTAATAGAAGTTCTTCTCTCTCTTCATTTGTAAGATCATTCTTTGGTTTAGCATTAAATTGAGATTGAAGATCAGCAAGAATTCTTTTTGCTTCATCTATGCTTACTGCAGCCATATCTACTTCTTTACCGTTGTAGATAATCACAGGTGGTATTACATTTAATACTTTTTCCTCAAGTTTTTTAGCTTGCATTTCTGCATTATAAACTTCAATTACTTGTTTAGCTCTAGAGTTTTCTCTTACAAATTCTTCAAATTTTTCAAGAAGTTCCTCATCAGTTAATCTACTATAAACATCTATTAATGGTTCTCCATTTTTATCTTTGTTAACATAGTTTCCATCTTTATCTTTTTCTGCTAAAAAGTCATTGAACTCAACTTGTAAATCTGTATACAAGCTTCTATCTAGTTGTTCAATTGGAGTATTTATAGTAAAAGGAACAAACTCTTGTCTTTCAACTTGTGGTGTAGATTCAATATCATCAATAGCTCTACGGAGAACTTCTTCTCTCTTCTCAGCAAATTTGTTCTTGATCTTTTGTGCCTCTAGGGCATCAGCTGGAACCATCTCAAGTGTGAATAGTTTACCATCTATAATATCATAATCAAGTTGAGTTGGATCAATTACTTCACCATTTTTGTTATCAAATTTAAACTGTTCTCCGTCTCTATATACTATGATCTCATTAGGTTGTCCATCTACTAAATAGAATGCTGAGAGAGTGTCTCCACTTTGTATCTGATTCAAAACTTCAGATAGCTTTACACTTTCTTTACCTAATTTATCAAGGTCTCCTTTTTCTTTTCTCTTTTCTACTTGAGGTAATGCACTGAGTTCTTCCTGTTCTTGTGCGGATAATTGAGAGAGTTCAAGAAGTACTCTTTCATTTATATTTCTTTTAGATTTTGGATTGAACTCTTTTAATCTTACAGCTTGCATAAATAAAGCTGCATATTGATCATATTCAGGGTTACCTCTTCTAATAACTACTTTTCTACTATCATCATAGAATTCATCTGGAATTCTATTATTTCTACGGAACTCATAGATATCATCTGCACTTACATATACATTCCTATCTGCAAGTTCATTTAATAGAGCATTTAATTCAATGTCACTTAGTTCTTGTTGCACTAAAGAGTCATAGTATTCTTTTCTGTTTTCATAGGCTTTAGTCATCCACTCAAAGTTTCTCTCTACATGATTCATGAACTCTTGTGGATTGTATAGTAAGTTTACATACTTATTTAAAACAGATGCTTCTCTACCTAACTTATATCTATCAAGTATATATTCAAATGCTTCATCAGCATTTCTTTCTAAGTACTCATCTTTGTTTACATCAGAAATAGCTTTTAAGTATTCTTTATATGATAGTTCTAAATCTGATTCTGCTCTTGTAGTATTTTGATCAGTTTTTTCTTTGACATTAAGTCTCTTACGGATAAGTTCTCTAGTTCTATCTTCTGCTTCTTGCTCATCTAGAACAACACCATCTTCTATTATATTCTTAAATGCTCCCTGCTCACGCATGCTAGCAATCTTAGATTCTAATTCAGCATTATCATATCTATAGTAGTAATCAACTTTCTTTTGTAAGTCTTGCATAGCAGCCAAGATTCTTTCTTTTTTCTTAAGTTCTGCAGCAGATACTAAACCCTTACTAGATTCAATTTCTGTTTTTAGCATTCCTATTTCAGAAGGTATTCTATCTGTGTCAAGAAGAACCATTAGCTCTGTGTCTGACATTTTAGAAAGTGGCTTCTTAGCTCTTAGAACAGATGTTATTTGATCCATTCTCTTCTTTGCATTTTTATGAGTTTGTCCTAAAAATATAGCATTATTTTTAGCTGTTCTCCATGCAGATAAGTATACAGCAGCTTTATTATATGCCTCTGTACCTTTCTTATAGCCTGATATATCTATTGGGTCTGGATATCTATCATTGATTTCATTGAAGTCTGATTGGATCTCATCCATTCTCTGTAATACAGAATCAATCTTGTTAAGATATTTTTCTCCTTGACCCTTTTCAAGTTTCATTGCATCTTCAAACTCTTCTGCAGTTAAGTTCTTATAAGAACCAACTTGTTCTCTAAATGCATCAAATGAGTTTGTTGTCATTGCTGTTATTACAGCTGAAGTAAATGCATCATCATTTGCATCAATTGTAAGCTTTCTAGAGCCAGTTGCTTTTGTTTTACCAGCTTGTTCTTGAATTGCTAAGTTCAATAATCTTTGATCAAATACTTTTAAAGGATCTTTAAATAATTGAGTATTTAATGTAGCTGCTAGTTGTTCACCATATTTGTGTTTAGTATCTAAATACTTTTGATACTCTTCAGTTTTAAACATTTTGTTATAACCCTTAGACACAAATCCAGGGATCATGTTTAGACCACCTCCAAATATCCCCATTACAAAACCTGTTGCAAAAGTTTCAAAACCTTTATCTGTAAATGGATTTTGTTCAGCCCAAGCATCAGAATAATATGAGAACTTACTTCTCATACCGTTTGTTTGTGCAGCTCTTGCAAATAGATGACTTCTTACAGCATCACTTTTGTATAGGTCTATGTAATAGTTTTCTGTAGCTTGTGCAATAGTTTCCTGAGCATTTTCTTGAAGACCCTCTACAATATTTGCTTTGGTATATGTTCCAAGAGCTCCTAGTGTTTTACGTACTGGGGCTTCTTTAAAGGCTTTCAGACCTTCCTTAAAACTATTTTTAATATACTTTGCCTCAGCTTGAATAGCTTTGCCACCAGCAATTTGTGTTGCTTCAGCAACTATTTTTCCTTCAGCAGTAGCCATTAATTCAGCAGTCTTACCTTGTAGTAATCTGCGCATGCCACCACTTGGCTTTAATATATTATTAAAGGTTATGTTATTAGATAAAAAGACTAATCCTGTATTCCATGCAATTGTTTCACTAGAGGCATCTCTTGCCATCTTGCGCATGTCATAATCTTCTTTATCTGAAGGGGCTTTACCATTTTTTTCCCAGTACTCATTGTATAGTCTGTCATAAATACTATTCTCCACTAAACCTCCTTCAAGTCTACCTTCAGAGAATGCAGCGTTAAGATTTCTTACGTCAGCATAGAAACCACCGGCTGTTTTAGATAGTTTTGCAAGACCTGTTAGATTGTCAAACTTACCTAACTTAGAAACATTACTAACTGCTTCAAAAGTATTAGATAAAGGATTAAAGAATTTACCGGCAGGACTATTTGCAGCTTTCCAGAATGTTCTAGCTGCTTGTGTATTTTTCAAACTACTTAAAGCTTTACCAGCAACATTAGCAACTCTATCCATATAGAAGGCTTGTGAGAAACCTTTGCCTATCCTAGATAAGTTACTGGCTGTTCTAGTTGCTGCAACAGCACCACCAAAACCACCAGATAACGCAGTTACAGCTCCTAATACAGCTTCTTCTGCTAATACTTCAGTAATTATACCTGCTGTATAGCCAAAGTTCATTAGTGCATTATTAAAGAAAGAACCAGCTCCACCCTTTGATGAGTAACCAATTGCAGTTGCTTCTTCATATGCTCTTGCTTCTTGTAGATCTGCACCAAAGTCACCAGAAAAAGCTTTTGCTAAACTCTTTGGTCCTGACACAAAACCCATACCTACTAGTGGTAAGAATGAATAGTTCATCATTCTTTTAAAGTCATCCCAACCTGTTGTATTAGCATTAAAGTTTGCCTCATTATCTCTCAATGGAGTAAAGCCAATCTTGTCAAATTTTTCTTGACCGTAGGCAGCATATCTATTGTAGAATGCATTACCCTTAGGACCAGAATCATATTGATAAATTCTAGCATAGGTATTTTTATCTTGATTAGCTTTTATACCACTATGAATATAATCACCAATACCTGCTAGTAAATCTTTAGATGATGTTCCCGGAGGTGGTCCAGGTTTAGATGGAGGTGTACCTACAACATTTTTCTTTACATTAAGTTGCTGTTGATTTAATCCATCAAATTGTGGCATCACAGATCTAAAAGAATCTGGTGCAGGAAAATTAATTTCAGGCATTTGAATTCTATCCCCCTCAAATGGGAGCATAGCTTGAGGAGTATTTGGAAGATTTAATCCTCCATAACTTGATCCTAATGCATCTAGAGGACTAAAGCCTTCATTGTTATTTTCAGTAGCCATTTACACGTTGATTATTTGCAGAGTATGTCTCATTAAATCCATTAATAACTAAGTCTCTAAGATCACTTAGATTTTGTTTTGCATTGTCAGCAATTGTTGTAAATTGACCAACATCCCATTTGTTCTCAATTGGATCAAATACAGGAACAGAATAGTTTATTTCATAACTACCATCTCCACCAATTTTAGAACTTTTGATATTCATTGAATATCTATCATCTATTGGGTTACTCCAGTTGTAAGTATTATTTCTGTCTACATATGCAGCAAGCGGATCTACAAACATGCTATTGTACATATCACTTTGGAATGCTTTTCTATCCATGATAAAAGAGATACCATTCTCCATAACTTGTTTTGCTTGTCTTGGAGATAATAGACCACCTGTTACATTACCGTCATCATCTACTTTACCAGTAAGCTTTTGAATAAGATCTGGAGGTAATTGGAAGATATATGCAGACTTACTTGCATTGTTCATTGCAATAGGTGCAACCCCCATTTTAAAATTAAACCCTTTAGGTGCAGTATCCATTGATCTTTGTAGCTCTGTAAGAATAGCTCTTGTAGTTTCATCACTTAATTTATCTTTAGCACCTGTCTGGCTGATACCACCAATACTGATTCTTACATTTGGAGCTCCAAGATCTTGTGATCTAATGTTGTTAAGTACTTGTCCATAATGATAATTACCCCAAGAACTTTTTGGATTAATTACAGTAAACTGTGCTTTACCAAACATACCACTACCATCAGATAATTTTTCTAATCCTGGTATTGCTTGTTTATTTGTTATCTTAGAAACTCTTGTAGGATCTGTTACAATTTGTCTTGCAGAACTGATTAGTTTGCCATAATTGTATTCATCTGGTACTTGTACTTTTGTTATATCTAGCTTTTTATTACCTGAATAATAAGCAGCTAATGCAGCACCACCTTGAGAGCCCAATGAGCCTGTTGCTCCTGTAGATCCAGAAGGTGTACCCTTTTCCCAAGTTTTACCATATGTTTTTCTAACTAGATCATAATATTGTTTTTCACTTCTTATGTTTCCGTTTTCATCATATAGTAATTCCGCACCTTTAAGACCTTGTTTCTTTAATTCTTTTTCTACCCCGGTAGCTAAATCTTTTTCAAACTTTTTGCTTTCTCCTAAGAAAAGTAAGTAATCATTAAACTTAGTTGATGAAACAGCTAACTCATTTTGTACATTTTTAACACTAGACAGTTCAGAGTTTTGTGAAACAAAGTTTTTGAATCTATAGTTAATAGCATTCATCCACTTAGTACCAACCTTATCAGTTAAGAAACTATTTGGATTATTTTGGATTTGAGTAGCCCACTTATTTAAATCAGCATACTTATCTTCATTACCATTAATGATGTAGTTTATTTGCTTTTGTGTTAACTTCTTGCCTGTTTTTGGATCTGTAGCTTCAGTCAAGACTCTCATCATAGTATTGAAATATGGTACCGCATAGTTTTGAGTATATCTCTGCTGTACAATCTCATTCTCTTGTCTCAAGTTTGTTTTAGAAGTAGAAGTTCCAGAATCTAAAATTTCAGTAAAGAAGTGTGATTGATCAAATTTTTCAACTAGTTCACCTTTTTCATTTAACATGTGTGTACCGGCCTCAAGCTTATACTTTCTGTCATCAACCTTAGCTTTTAGATCAGCTTTATATTCAGCAAGCTTTCTATCATTCTGGTACTTCTGATTAGCAAGAGCCATATTTTGTTGAAACTTCTCCTGATTAACCTGGTATGGGTTAGCATCAACATCTTGAAAGTAATTTCTAAATGCATATACATGAGCTGCTTCACCAAGTGTTTTCTGCATCATTGAAGAAGCTACTCCAGAATCTACTTTATATCTAAATGATTTGAGATCTCCATATGGGTTATTTGCGTCAGCCCCCTGGTTAGTTTCCATAAGAGCATTTTCCTTTTCAATTCTTTCAAGAACTTGTTGGTTAATCTCTTTATTCATTTGATATTGATCAAGAGCCTTTTGTAATCTAGGATCTTTATTACCAGCATCAATTTGAGCTTTGATGTCTTTCATTTTATTATCATAGACTACACTTTGCTCTTGCATTTGTTTATAAGCAGCCTGATTTTGAGTCTTCATGATATTAAATTTATCTTGAAGATATTTCATTTCAGCAGCTTCTTTATCTCCACCAAACTGAGCAGCATTATATTCAGCATAGTTCTTTCTTTCTACATATGCTTTAGATTTAAAATATGCTTGTATAGTAGGATCATTTCCAAGTCTAGCTTCAAATAACTTTTGTAATGGTTCTTCCAGTTGTTCACCATTTTTAGTTTTAATAACCCATCTTTTGTCATCACTAAAACTAACAGATTGTATATCACCAAAGTCTTTTGCAATCTCATTGGCTTTGCCCATGACATCAACATTTGGTGTATACTTAACATTTGCAAAAGTCATTGCTTCTTCATCTGAAGCATTTTTAAACTCTTCTGTTTTATATAGAATTTCTTGTACTCCTGTATCCCAGTATTGTTTATTAATTTCTGGGTCTAGTGAATTTCTTAAACTTTCAGCACCGGCAAGTTCAGCATTTTTATTCTTAGTGAATGCCATGTCTTTCATGAGATCTTTATTCTCATAGAAAGGTCTAAATACTTGTGTGGCTTGTCTTACATTTTGCTCAAGAGATAAATCAAGTTGAGATATTTTCTTTAAGTTAAACTGAGCATCTTTGATAAAAGAATCTCTTGCTGCAATATTTTTGTCCCTGGTAAGTTCTGCATAATAGTACTTGCTATACATATTATTAAGAGCCTTCCAGTTATTGTCATACTGAGTCTGTTTTGTTTGTAAAACATTACCATAAAAGTTTAGATCAGGCTGAAAAGGCTGAAACTGTGGTATGTAGTCCGTAACTCCCTGTAAGTAGGTTGCCATAAGTAATTCTTTATATTATAAAAATATCAAAATTTTTTAAGTTTAATAAACTTAAAAAGTTTAAGGCTAGAGGTTTATGGCTGGAAATACTGTATAGATAAAACCTCCATCACGGAATGTTGTAGCTCCTCCATACTTACCTTTACCATATTGTATCTTAACCATTTCTCTTAACAATTGTGGATCTACACCTTTATTAGCTGCAACATATTCATCCATTGTCATTTCTGGTTTAGTAGCTGTAACGTCTTTGGCTCTTGGATCTGCATAGACTCTACCTCCAGCAGAAGGAGATACTTGATAGTCCGGATACATTTGGTTAAGTGCATCAGTCTTCCACTTATTAGTAACTGCAGTATTGTAAGCTTGAGCCATATTAGCTCTACCCTGACGTTTTGCATTTTGGAACTGCTGGTCTGCAATTACATTCTTATCATAAACTCTGTTAGCCATTTGCTGGTTTAACATTTGTTCTTGATTTCTAATACCAACTTGTTGCCCCTCAAACTGATTGGCAATACCAACATTTTGATTATTAATTCTAGATAGAGTGTCTGCAGCTGCTGCAGCTCCCTTACCTTGAATTGCAGATAACCTAGCTCCAAGAGCTTGTGGTCCAGCAAATTGTGCAGTTGCTTGAGCTGCAATATTAGCTTGTTCAGATTGTGCGGCAAGTTCTCTTGTAGGATCTAAGAATGTAGGTCTTGGTTCTTCAAGATCAACTCTTGCTTCCCAAGGCATTCTCTTTCTTACACCCATAAGATCCCCAAATGCACCTGCAGCATTTACAGTATCTTGTAACCACCATTCAGCTTCTCTTACGGGTGGAGTACTAATTGACATATCACTGCCTTCTTCTGTTATTTCTTCTTCACACTTTTCACAGTTACCATTTGCATCTTTACCTACAGTATATTCTGTACCGTCAGATTTTTTACACTTACATTCTTCAAGACATGGTAAACAATTACCCTTATCATCTTTCTTTGCAAACTTTCCAGGTATTACATTACCCTGTGCATCTTTACATGGACAATCTTG